CTATTCTCCGGGCTCATCGTCAAACGGACGCACGAGGTCTATCCGAACACAACGATGAGCCGATGGACCATTGCCGCAGTAGATTGGAACGGGCTGCTCCAGCGCCATCTCATCGCCAAGGATTACAGCCCGGCTTCGCTGCTGAGCGTCGCTGCGGACATCCTGCTTCAGCCGAGCATCAACCTCGATAGGATCAGCGCGGCTGGCGTGGACCCGGCCATCTCCGTAGGCGATGCCTTCTCGTTCTCGTACATCAAGATGAGCGATGCCTTCACGCAGATGTCGCTCTCGACAAATACAATCTGGTGGATTGACAACTACAAGGTGTTGCACCAGATCCTACCGGCGAACTGTCCCGCTTCCAATTACTCAGTCGTCGAGACGGGAGCGCAGCAGAGCGACCCGGCGATTCTGGTAGAGGACTCCGACGACAACGCGCGAAACACGCAGTACGTGCGGTCAAACCAGCAACTGCTCCCCGCTTCGGTCACCGTGACCGATAGCCACACCTTCACCGGGGCAACTGGCGACATCGTTTGCATTACGCGCTATCCGCTGACTTCCGCTCCGCAGAGCGTGCTTGAGAATGGTGTCGAGATCGTGAACTCCAACCGCTTCTTTGAACTGAAGCCTGGCGGTGGAACGGTCTATCCGTCAGGCGGTGAGGGTTACTATTGGTCTGTCGGTTTCTTTGGTATCTGGCATTGGCCGAGCAATCAGTACCCGGTCAACGGCACAACGATGTCGGTGACCTACACGGGCGTTTCGGTCTTCGCCGGCAACGTGGTGGTGTTTAAGGATTCTGGCGACATCATCGCACGGCAAGCCATCTCGGGCGGCTCGGGGATACTGGAAGAGATCGAGGACTACAGCGGCACGCTGACTTATGATCAAGGCATCGCGCTCGCAACGGGCATCGAGCAATCCACAATTCCAGTGCCGAGCGTCATCACGGTGTCGACCATCGAGCCAGTCGAGGATATCGGCTATGCGGTGACAGTCAACCTGCCGCGTTGGGGCATCACCGGAACGTACGTCGTCCAGCAGATTGACTGCACGGCAGATTACCGAGATCTCGGGAAGGGCACGCGATTCCGCACAAAGATTCAACTGGTGAGCGCGCGCACGCTCGGCAATTTCACGCAGTACTTTGAGCGTTTGGAAGCTCGTCTTAATAAGGCATCGCAGAGCGCACCCACCGAAAAGCCGTCGTGGGATCTGGCCTTTGATTCGCCAGGCAATGTGAGTGCTGGTTTGCAGTCCGGTACCTTTGGCTCGGACTGGCCGGTGCAGGTTGCGCTCGGGCGCATTCAGCGCGTGGTCCTGCTCTTCAAGACGGCCGCCGATGCGAATATCGTAATCGACCTTCTCTTGAACGGGGCCAGTATCTTCGACAGCGCGAAGGCAACGTATACGCCGGCCATGACAGGCACGCAGCAGTTGTACGCAAACCTGACGGCGAACAGTGTGAACGTGAAACAAGGCGATAGGTTGACGCTCGTAGTGGTTTCGTGTGGGACGGTGGCGCCGGGCAAAAACGGCACGGTGATTGTGGTGATTGGCCAGCGCTGATGGGATACGAATTCGATAACTCATCCCAAAACATCGACTACGGTCTACATGGCTTGCTGTACCAGTCTGGCGACCTTAGCATCGGCTGCTGGATCAAGTTCTCGACGGCCAGCGATAACACGCGCATCATCGCGCAACTCGACGCCTTCCCGATCATCCAACTCCTGGTGATTGCGACCGTGGGCAACGGCTACGGCGTACAGGCGCAGCACGTCAAGGGCGGCGGCTCATCATTCGGGGTGCACTGTGTGCCTGGGCTCGTCGATCCGCGGTACAAGCTCAACGCTGGAACATGGCTCTACTTCGGCTTCTCACGCTCTGCGCTGGCGCTCTCCTACTATTCCTACTTCGGATCGAAGGCGGCCATGGTCGACGGGCCAATCTTCACCTACGGGCCGCTCGAAGTGCCTTTCCCGATCGGCACGCCTGGCCAGACCGTTGGCGATTGGGTAGTAGGTACTCAACTCATCGGCGCTATCGTCGGGCCAGCGCATTATTGGAGCCGAGTCTTGACGCGCGAAGAGCACCTTTCGATGGCGCGGTGCACGCTGCCGGCAAACACCGCGGGCTTGCTGTGGTGGACTCAGATGCTAGAAGGCGCGGCCGACATCAGTCCGAACTTCTGGGGTAATACTTTCAACGGCACGCCCTTGCCGATTTACGTGCCAGACGATGGCTGCAAGTCATTCGGCACAGGCGAGGACTACCGTCTGTATAATGGGTAGCGATGAAACGCCTTCTGTTCGCTAGGACCTGACGCGGGCGATGCACTCGGGCGGCTGCAATATGCCGAACTCGCAAACCTTCGGCGTGTACGACCGCGACGGCAATCTGGTCGGGATTCATCAGGTGGCGAATGGCGCGAACACTCCATAACGGCGCGGCGCAGTGCAACTTCCAGCATAGATGCTGGAGATGCGATGGCTGGTTCCTCAGCCGGCGCCGCGACCTCGAAGCCAAGCGCGCGGTGCCGCACACCGGCATGTGCCCCGAGTGCGCCTATGCCACCCGAAGATTGCGCATTGTGGCGATCCGAAAGTATACGCCACTTGAGCGGCAGACTTGCGAAGCGCAGGCGATTCATCGGCTGCTCGACGGGCCATCTCCACCTGCTTCAAGTTTGAGCGGCGCAATCTTTAAATTCGCATTAGAATGAGATAACGAATGTCACCAGCGCGCTGCGGTGATTCGCGGGGAGGGGCTGAAGCCGATGGAAATCGACGCCATAGTGGAGCGCTTAGACCAGCACGGCACACTTTTGCGGGACATCAGGGACCATCTTGCCCGGCTGAACGGAAAGGTTGCGGAAGTCGAGAAATGGCAGGCCGCGACAGACCCAGTCGTTGAGAGTATGATAGAGCGCATAGACGAGACCTCCGATAAAACAGAGGCTCATCAAACTTACATCGATCAACAGAAGGGCGGCGCAACGATGAAACTTCAACTGGCGAGCGGGATTGTCACCGTCATCGGAATGCTGGTGATGGGCATCAAGCTCCTGTTCTTCCATTCGTGAAGGTGGCGTGGATTGAAAAGTGATATACTCTCAGGCGTCAAGTCCCATTGACACTCCTCGCAAGCCCCGCAGGGTGGCGCTGAGCGGTTCCCCTCCGAGACCGCTCAGTCCCGTGGGGCTTCTTTTTGCGCAGTTGCGCACTTTGTGATATGCTGCATCCATGAAGACACCGCAAAAGGTTGGGGTATTCCTCGACGAGAAAGTCTACGACAGAGTGAAGCGCCTGGCGCTCGACGAAAAGATCAGCATGACGAAGTGGATTTCGCGCCTCGTCGATGAAGCAGTGAAGTCGAAGCGCAAGGCGGCGTAAGTGCGCCCGCTCTGCTTTGACCTCTATGCGGGCCTCGGCGGATGGGCCGAAGGATTCCTGGCCGAAGGGTACGACGTGGTGGGCTTCGACATCGAGCGCCACGACTACGGCACAGGCGGCTACCCCGGCCAGCTCGTATTGCAGGACGTGCTCACGCTCAACGGCACGCAGTTCCGCAATGCCGATTGCATCGTAGCCAGCCCGCCGTGCCAAGCGTACAGCTACCGCGCGATGCCGTGGAAGCGGGCGAAGGCTCTGCCGCCACCGAGCAATGAGTTGTTCGAGGCCTGCTTTCGCATTCAGCGGGAAGCGTCGGACGCGGCAGGCCGGTACATCCCGCTCGTGGTTGAGAACGTGAAAGGCGCGCAACCCTGGGTAGGTCGAGCGAAGTGGCATTACGGGAGTTTCTACCTGTGGGGAGATGTGCCAGCGCTGATGCCGTTTTCTCGATCGCAGGCGAAAATCCCTGGGCAAGACTGGAACCGATTCTCGCAAACCGGCGCCGTTTCCCCGCACTGGCGGTTGGAAGCGAGCAAGAACAACGGCGGTAGTTGGTTCGGAGTCGCGCACAACACAAAAAGCGGAGTAGGGCAGAATCCAGACGGACGCAAGCAGGAAGGCAGCGGCCCGGCATGGTTTGACAACGGCATAGCCCATCTGCCATCCGCAAGCCCGCGCCTAAAAGCCGCTTCTGCTCAGATAGCAAAGATCCCTTTCCCCCTGGCTCAGCACATTGCGCGGGTATACAAGCCAGCCTCTTGCGCAGTTGCGTGATATAGTGGTGCGCATATGCCAACTCGACCGCAATCCGTACCGACTGACGCCACGCTGATCCCGCCCGGCCAGACCTTCGGCCCTGGCCTCGGCGTACAGGGTGCCACAATCCTCACCATCTACGCGCAGATTGCCGCGATGAACGCGGCGGCAGATCAGCGGTACGCAAACGCGCTGAAGGACTGGCTCACCAACGCGGCCATCTATCAGGCGTACGGCATGGCAATCCCGCCACCGCCGGCGAAAGCCGCGCACATCACCCTGCACGTAGTTTGCGCCGACTCGACAGGCACGGTCGTGCCGCCACCGCAAGGCGCGGATGGCCTGCACTACGCTTGGATCTGGGAGACGCCCGAGTGACGCTCCGGCTGCTGGCGCTCGTCGCTCTGCCGCTGGCCGCTCAGGTGTCGGTGCGGTACTCGCCCGAGCCGATGGCCGTACCCGCTGCCGTCCTCGGCAATGCGCGCGACATGGGCCGATGGGCCGTCGAGATGTGCTCCGACTCCCCAGGCGTCGTCACGCTGCCCCGCGAGCGCGTGAGCATGGCTGCGGGCTCGATCAGCTTCATCGACCAGGACGATGCGCTCCTGGTGCTGCAGGGCCATGTACGGCGCAGCCCGGCGAGCAAGGCTATGGTGGTGCTCTCCTGGGCTGGCCGCGGGGCAGCTATCGCCCTTGCCTTGGCGAGCCGAGCGAACGGCTCCTGGGCGGCTGGAATCGGCATTGGAGCGGGGCTGGCGCCGGATATCCTCACCATTATCCAGAGCGGCATCACCCCGCCGTCTGCCGTGCCGCTGGTGAGCACGGTAAGATGGCCGGTGGTGCTCAGCCCCGGCCAGTGCGCCACGGACCACTTCTGGGC